ATGCCTACTGAAACGCCAATAAACAGCGTTTTATTAACCAATTTGTATGAGATAATTACATACTTATCTTGGAAGGCTGCTTGTGGTAGTTATGAGGAAAGGGTAAGTGAATTAAACGAAAAAGGACTGAAATAATGGCAACAACATTAACACAATTAGTTACCAACATGGGAACTTGTGCAGCTAGTGCAGGATTCAATACATTTAAGTTTGGTAAGTTAGAACATATTAATTTTGATCATAGTATTCAATATGACTTACTGAATCTTCAGTACCCAAGTTCAAGGATATACGATCTTAGCAGCTCATTACAGGTTTATACTTGTCAAATAACAGCTGCAAGGACTTTCTCAACCTCTAATAATACTGGAGTTCAATATTTAGATAATGTTCACTTGATAATGACTTCTTTGGAAAAAAAGATATGGAGCTTTCTGTCCTGCATAGCTTCTTCTGATTGCAATAATGTAATTCCTAAGGATGCAATATCAATAAGTAGAGATAAAGGGACTTTTAACGATAATCTAGTAACTCTTGACTGTACATTTAATATAGAGGTATTTGTATCTAATGATTGCTTTCACGTGGATTGCAATAGCCCTTGGCCTCCTGTTATTGATCCCTCAGCACCTACTTATAATTGTGATGATGGTGATTGTGTTGATCCTGGAGATGGGCTTGGTGTATTTAATGGTACTTACGCTTTGCAGGACTGTAAAACTTCAGGTTGTTCAGTTGAGGAGAGTGATCATGGGCGTGGATTAACTGATGACCAATTAGTAGAGCAGGCATTTTTAGATTCATCCCCAAGAGGTAGAGATATATAGTGGCTAATATTACAAATATCGTATCTGTGATTAAAGGTGCTTCTAAAACAGCTGAAAAAATGTTTAAGGAGCAGTTAAGTAAAAGGAGGGAGGGTAGTGTGAAGAGAATGAATGATACAGGCTCTTTAAGAAATAGTCTTAAAGGAGAGGTTGTAGATCAAGGTGGTGGCCGAATGGTATTGACGGTAGTAGGGCTTAAATATGGAGCTATGCTAAATAAAGGTATTCTAGGAGGTCAAGTTCCTTATACGCAAGGAAGTGGAGATAAAGGAAAAAACGCATACATTACAGCTTTAGCTGCATGGTGTGGTAGGAAGTTTAAATTAAATAAAAGAAATGCACTTTTAATGGCTTTCCGTATAGCTAGAAAAAGAAAATATGAAGAACCTTCAGGTGCACCACAAAATAAAGGATGGATTGAGGAAATTAAAAAGGATGTTGATAAGGCATTATCTGCTGAATTTCAAAGGAAAATAATGATTGCAGTTAATAAAGATGTTTATGCTGCTTTAGATAAAAAAATAAATTATTAAAAAATGGGAGACTTTAGTATAAGGCGTGACATAAATAGATACTGGAAAAGTGTTTATAGACCAATATTATGTTCAGTTAGATCTACAGATGCAGATGTTGCTTTTTGTAGAGGTGAATTAATGATTGAGCAGACGTGGGGATCAGGAACTTACAGTCCTACAGGTGTTCTTATAGACGGACATGCTGCACTGAAATCTACAGGGGTATATGAATTTAATGTAATGGATCATTGTAGGCATTTCGTTTCTAGTGGTAAGTTTTTAGAAGAATCATCAGGTCAATTCCAACTACCAGGACAAACAGAATGTTATAGATTTAAAATAACAATGTGGCCTGTAAGATATAGTGGTATTTTACAAAACGCATTATATGACGACTTTTCTGATCAAATAGATTCTAATGTATTTATTGGAGTGGGAGCTACAACTCACGATACACAATCTTATAATCTTAGCGAGAACCTTCAGGATATAGATAGTCTGGTTATAGGGGATAATGGATGGATTTCACCAAGCTCCCATAGTCTTTTGACTGAGATGCCAACAGGTACTTTGAACTCACCTTCACAAATCATAAATAGAGATGAGGATAGGGATAGTTCTTTATATGCTCTTGTAAATATAGATTCAGTGTATGATAGTTTTTTGATTTATTATAAAGCATACTTAAATGGTTCTTTTGTAGGAGTTGCAACTATATCTCCGTTAACCACCTCTTCCTATTTGAGAATACCATTGCACCCAGATAGAATAGAGCAAGAATACTTAATGAATACTGGTTCTTCTTTAAACATGTTTGTTGATGCCTCTGGTAATTTAATAGCAGATACTGTTTCTGTTTTTGTTGTAGCAGTAGATACCTCATCTAGTGTTGCTAATGTTTACCCTACTAGTTACGACTCTGTAAACGGGCCTTCAGCTAAATGGCATAACTTTAGTTTAACAGATAAAAAGAATGACGGTCATTGTCAAAAAACAAAATTTCTATTCAAAAATCACCTTGGAGGTTATGATTTTTTCAACTGCTATGGTACTATTAGTAAATCGGTATCTACATCTGGTCAAGAAATGCAGAGTCATTATGGGTTAGATTCATATACTCCATCATCTCAACATACAAGGAAAATGCTCTGGACTCAAAGAGAAGATGAGTTTAGTGTTTTTTCACAGCCATTAACGACAGAAAAAGCAGATTGGCTTGCAGACCTAATAGTAAGCCCTCAAGTCTGGGTTGAAGAAGATATTAAAGATGGTTTTTACGTGCAAAAAAGGAAAATACCTGTAATCATAGAAAAAGGAAGTTATAGTCTGCATACTACTGAAGACAATGTTCATTTCATACAGTTTAAATATACTAAATCACAAAGAAGGACAACACAAAGAACATAAAATATGGCAAACGGAACTCCAGAAAATGTTGTAATAGAGATAGGTAAGGACGCAGGTACTGAAACCATATCAACTAGTATTCAAACAGGGACTGAAACTACAGTAACCTGGAATGGATGTACTCCAGATGATAATGCCGAAAATGTAGCTTATGCTGTCGACCATGTTCAATCTTCAGTCTCAAACCAAAGGCCTAGTTGGATTTTCTACGCTATGATGAGGATTCCTGGTGCTACTCACGCTACTTTGAATGGTTCTTTGATGATTGGGTTGAATCCAGCTCAAATAAACCCTCCTCAAGGCTATACTTCAGGATCTTATACTACTTATGGAGAAACAGGGGGTGTTCAGGATTGTAATTTTGACACACTAGTCTTGAGTGGGGGAAATCCTACTGGTACTAGTACTCCTATTGAATTAGATTTTACTACTGGAGCAGACAATAAAGTCATTCACTACAGACCTTCTATATTTGGAGTCTCATCTACAGGAGTAATAGATTCTAGCACCAATCCTTTTAATGTTGGATTTAGTGGAGGGCCTGGAGCTAACCAAGACGTACCTTGGGAGAAGTTTTCTTTTGATTCTCCATCATTCTCTATAGTTAATTCGTGGTTTCCTGACGGAACTTGGACTTCTGCTGTCGACCATAATAGTCAAGCTCAAGGGATGTCTTTTGATGGATTATCATTGTATTTTATTCATGCAGAGTCATACGATTATGACGGCAGAATTGTAGGTCATGTTTTTGATGTAATAAGTGGAATAGGAAATAATTTATACCTTTTAGGTAATGGAACTGATGATTCTTCTTTATTAAATGTAGGCCCTTTAAATGAGCAAAGTGCAGGGCAGTATTACATGTATGCTTCTCCATTCCAACATGGAGCTAACTGGAGTGAGATTAGACAGGAAGAGAACTTAATAGTATTTAAGGGATTAATGGGTAATCAGATGATCTGCAATAGTTACTATGGAGCTAAAACAAACGCTTTATCAAATAAGCAGTGGAGAATTAATCCATGTTATGATTTTCTTGATAATTATTTTGGAATGAGGAATCTGGACTTCCTAAAGGATCATGATAACTGGAATATTTCTTTTACTGTTACTGACATTACTCCTGGATTAGAATTACGTGTAATGCAAGGGCAACCTTCTACATATAATTCGTCAAATACATTTGATGATATTGCTTTAAAAATAACTCAACCAGGGACTTATTCTATTTGCCTTCCTTCTTTGAAAATGCAGTTTGAGGAAGATCCTAATTTCAATGAAATTCAAGGGGGAACTCTTAGCACTAATCATGGCTATGTTACTGCTGTACCTGTGGGAGCTATATTATTTGATGTACAACCCTTACCAGGAGAAGATTATTATAATAAAGAAATTGTCATAGAAGGTTTGGATGTGAGGAAAAGTAATCCTGATTTAACTACAGTAGTTACTCCAACTTTCACTCAAGGACTTTCTTATGATATTAATACATACGATTGGGATAGGCTTGATGTAATGGATTCAGAGTCAGTTCCTTTGTCTTTAAACTATTCTATATCTGATCTTCGTAATTTAAAGAAGAAAAGTGTTGGTTTTTCTAAGACATTTAAGATACCTGCTAATCAGCATAATGAAGTGATATTAGGATCAATGTTAGGAGTGGGATCTGAAAGACAAATGATAGATTGGATGAAAGCTAGAATAAAAGTTGATGGGGTTGTTGTTTTTAAAGGATTATTTAGAGTTGAAGAGTCGAATACAGGCAATGGAGGATCTTATAGATGTCATATAATACAAGACAATATAACTTGGACTGGATCTATGGGGGATAACACTATCTGTGATCTCCCTTTATTAGTTAATGAAGATTCTAATGGGGATCAGGAAGAAAAAAAATACTCAACAATTACAAGTAGCTGGTCAAATACTCCAGACGATTCTAGTTATTTCTTCGGACTTGCTAATTATGGGCAATGGAACGCAAATGCTGCTAACGGATCTCACGATCATAATAACGGAGATTTTCATCCCTTTATATTCACAAGAAGTATTGTTGACGAAATATTTAAACAAACTGGCTATACTATAAATAGTGCCTTTTTTGATAGTCCTTTCTTTAAACAGCTTTGTCATCCATATACGTCAGGTGAGGATTATGCAGATGTTAGTAATGTTTTTGATGAAGGGGGAGATAATAATTGTCATGCTACTTTAGCTACTGCTAGTAAATTTAGCATTGCAGATGCTGATGGTTGGGGTGGAGTGAGGGTTCAAACTAAAATTTGGCCTTTAATTGGTAATCCTGGTAATCATTTCTCTTCTGGATCAGGAAGTGGAAATGGATATACAGTCCCTTTTACTGGTTATTATGATATTTATGCAAAAGCACAGGTAGAGGTTCATACTTATACTGGATCATTTTGTGGTCACACAGATCACTGCTATTGTTTCTTGCAGGTCACTAAGAATGGTGCTGTTATAGATAATTTTAGCTTCACTGAAAGTGGAACAAACCTCAGCACTATGGGGGGAGCTAATCATCAGACCTGTAGTAATAATGGATATAAAGTATTAGAAAGAGGGTTTCAAATTTTACTGCAAGCTGGAGATATAATCCACATGAAGTATAAGGCAGAGAATTATGCAAACTATTGCTCTTTCAAGATTTGGGCAAAAGAACAGGTGTTTGATATTTATCCTGTACAAAGTAGTATTATTCCTCCAGCACCTACTGACTTAACAAAAGTGTTACCTTGTATTAAGCAGGTTGATTTCATACAAGGGCTTACGGAAATGTTTAACTTACAGTGGTTGGCTGATGAGGAGAGAAAAATGATTAGTGTAGAGCCTTATGATGATTTCTTTGGATCTGGTAGTATCGTAGATTGGACTGATAAAATTGACACTAGACAATGGAATGATAAGTTTATCATAGAAAATTTAGCTAAAATAACTGCCTTTACGTATAAATTAGATCCTAATGACGGAGGAATGGAATTTCTTTATAAATGGAGATTAGATAATGGTTATGATGAGCTGTATAATGCCCATTATGAGGATAATGGAATGAGGTTTAGAAAACAATTTGTAGAGATGGGGACAAAGATATTCCACAATACATGGAGTTTTAATGATTACGATCAAACAATAGCTGCTGGTTGGGGTTGGGGAGATATGACTTGGAATGGATCTTCTGATCACAATAACCCAATAATGCCTATACTTTGGAGTGAAGGGGGGGGTATTAATAGTGAATCAAGAACTCCTTATAATGCCAGCTTTTCTTCATTCGCAATGAGGATGTTAAATTATTATGGAAAGAATAATGATGTTTCTACGTGGAACTTTGTGGATGAAAATAATACCAATCATTCTATGGATCACTTCCCTTATTCTGGTATGGTCAATAAATACGCTAAGAGAACAGGTGTTTCCGATCCTTATTGTTTAACTTTTGACGACCACGAGCATCATGGAGTTTCTCTTGTAAGCCCAGGGTTGTTTACTAAGTTTTGGAGTAGAGCTTATCGTATGTTAAATGGAGGTTCTGCTCTAAGAACATGTAGCGTTTACTTAACTGCAAATGACATGTCTATTTTTGATTACAGGGATTTAGTTCATATAAAAATAGATAATGTCTCTACGTATTGGACTGTTAATAAAATAATTGACTTTAATCCAAGTAACAATGAGTTAACTACAGTTGAATTGATTGAATATAAAGATAAGGTAGTCAAGAAATCAAAAACCAAAAAAACTAAACCTTGGGGTGGTAAGAAAAACACTCCTATAGAGGGAAAAACCATACAAGCTATGGGATCAGGATTATCTAAAGAACAATCAGCTGTAATACAACGTGAATCTGGAGCTTTTGCAAGTAAAGATGTTAGAAGTGAAGATGCTTGTGTAATGTATGTAGAGGAAGAGGATGGAATTGTTCATAATTTAGTTTTCAATGAAGGGGAAAAGACTGACAACGAACCACTATATATACAATCAACAAAAGGTGATGATGATTATAATAATCAAAAACTAGAAGGGATTGATAATGCAGAACATCTTGATCCTGCACCAGAAGAGAAGAAAAATTAATAAACAAATAAATAAAAATGGCAATAGAGTCAACTACATTATATAAATTTAAAGCAAATCTTACTGAACTAAAAGACCTTAATGTACAATTAGAGAAAGCAAAAGCTAATTTAATGGGATTAAAGAAAGGTAACGAGCAGTATGCCTCTCAAGCTAAAAAAATTAATGGATTAAGCAGGGCTTATGATAATCAAAATAAAAAATTAAGAAAACTACAGTCTACCTCAAAAAGTCTTACTGCTTCTGGTAGGAATATGGTGAGCATTTTTAAGTCTGCAAGTATAGCTATTGCTTCTGCATTTGCGTTTAGAGCTATTATTGGAGGTATAAGGGGTGTCATTACCTCTTTTGCTGATTTCGAGCAGCAGATGGCTGCTGTTAGGGCTATATCTGGAGCTACAGACGAGCAGTTTAAAGAATTAGAAAAGACAGCTAGAGATTTAGGATCAACAACCGTATTTACAGCTACTCAGGTTGGAAAGTTACAAGAAGAGTATGCTAGATTAGGTTTTACAACAGAAGAAATTGTTGCAGCACAAGCAGCCACTTTAGATTTAGCAGCAGCTACAGGGGAGGATCTTGCTAGGGCAGCTGGTGTTGCTGGTTCTATAATTAGATCTTTTGGTTTTGATGCCGATATGATAACTAGGGTTACTAATGTTATGGGGGCAGCTTTTACAGGATCTGCATTAAATCTTGAAAGATTTACTCAATCTATGAAGTTTGTAGCTCCTATAGCAAAGACAGCAGGATTTACATTTGAAGAAACTTCTTCAATGTTAATGACTTTAGCTGATGCAGGGTTACATGGATCTATTGCTGGTAATGCACTTAAAAATATATTCTTAAAACTAGGTGATTCTAATTCTAAACTAAACAAACACCTAGGAGTAACTGTTCATGGTATGCCTCAACTTTTAGAGGAAATGAGAAAACTTAAAGATGAAACTTTTGGTTTAACAGAAGCAACGGATCTTCTTGATAAGCGTTCTGCACCAGCATTTCTAGTTTTATTAAGAAATATTGAAGAGCTAGATATAGCTAGAGAAACTTTAAATGAAGCAGAGGGTGATATTACTCGTATGGCTGCTATAAGACTAGATACCCTTACAGGTGATTTTAAATTACTTACATCTGCTACAGAGGGATTGGGAATTGCTATTGGAGAAACTTTTAGTGGAGGATTAAGAAGGTCTGTTTATGCTATGTCTCAATGGGTTAGTTCATTATCTCAAAGCAATAGAACAATGAAAAAACTTGAAGCTGTAGTTCAGATATTTATATCTACACTTGCATTTATGGTCGTTAGGTTAGCTGTATTGAGAGCTACAACATTACTTACAGGAAAATCTTTTATATCTCTTTCACTAGCCACTAAAACTATGAAGTATAGTTTTGGTACAGCAACTCAACAAGCTGCTGCTCTGAGACTGGGGTTACAGATGTTAAAAAGAACTTTAACAGCATTAGCAGGAGCTGTAGGAATAGGACTAGTGATATATGCTTTAACAGAGCTAGTAATGTGGTATAATAGTACAACAAAAGCTTCGCAAGAAGCAACATTTGCCACGAACAGAATACATGAATCTTTCAGAAAAGAAATAAAACTGATTTCAGAATTAAATGTTTTAAGTAAAGAAAGACATGATCTATTGAGAGAGTTTGCCGCTACTCATGGAAATCTGCTAGATGGAATAGATGTTGAAATTCAAAGTAAAGAGAAGTTAGCGATTCTTGAGGGTGCAGTAAAAGGGGTTCAGGGAATAAATAAACAAGTAGTAGAATCTCAAGAAAGAGTCAAGCAAAATGACGAAGAGCTAGCTAATAAGCTTAATAATTTTGAAAAAGAAAAAGATGCTATAATAAAACTAAATAAAGTTCAACGTAGACTTCGAGGTGGTAAAGATGGAAGTATAGTTTTGTTTAGCGTTGAAGAGCAGCTAAAAGAGCAGGAGGATTTAATGAGAAATGCTATTGCAGGTAATAAAGAACAGTTGGAAATAGAAGAAAAATTCCAAAAAGATAAAAAAGCACAGATGAAACAAGGTGTTGATGATATTGCTGAAGCTGCTGGTATTGAGATAAATGTTAAATCCTCTATGAGAGATGATCTTAGAAAAAGCTATGGAGAGCAATTAGAAGATTTTAGAAAGTTTAGTTTTGATCTAAAGACTTCTGAAAAATTAAGACATGAGAGTAACCTGGAGGCTATGGAAAAAGCGGCTGAATTAGCTGAAGAAAAAGTTTTGTTAGATGAACAAGTAGCTGATAAATCAATTTTAGCTAATGATAAAGCGTTTGGTATATTGCAAGAGAGAGTTGATAAAGAAGGCCCTTTAGTTAAATCATTTTATAAGGATTATCAAGAATCTCAAGAACAAGTAAATTTAACTATATCTCAATATAAAAGTTTTGTTAAAGATCTTCAGGTTGTTTTAGCAGACAGTGGGAAGACTTATGATGATGAATCAGCATTGTCTACCTTTAGATTACAAAAAACAAAAGATTTCCTTAAGGATATGTTAAAGGCAGAGAAAGACGCTATATTAGACACTTTTGAAGCTAGAAGAAAAGCTGCTGCCAATTCTCTTAAATTAAAAGAGTTAGAAATAGGTAAGACGCAAGACTTGATTAAAGCAAATCTTGGATCTATTAAAGAAATGCAATCTGATAGTGATACTGAGTTAATTAGAGCAGAAATAAAAGCTAATGCTAAAAACTATGATGTTCTAAAAAACATGAGTAGAAATCAGTTCAATGATCTGATGACAGAAAAATCTAACAATAGAGCTGACTTACTTGTAGTTTTACAAGCAATGTATGATGAAGAGCTTGCTAAAACAGAAGTAAATGAAAAAGCATTATTAGCATTAAAAGCTAAATATAACAAGTTGTTGAAAAAAATAGATGATGATCAGGCAACTGAGCTATCAAAATTACAATTAGATCAAAGAAAAGCTGAACTCAAAAACTTAAATCAAAGTTTATTTCACTTTGGTTCTTATTTAAAAGAAAAAAGAGCTGTAGCAAATCAAGAACATGCTAATGAATTAGCAGATCTTACAAGACAGTTAAAAGCAAAACAAATTACTCAAGAAAAGTTTGATGCCTTATCTAAAAAGTCAAAAGAGAAGCTTGACGCAGAAGAAAGCAAAATAGACCAAGAAAAAATAGCTAAATTTGCAGCAGTTTATTCTCAAATATCAGCAATGGTAATGGAGCACTCAGCAAATATTGCAGCGTTTAGAATACAAGAGTTAAATGAAGAATTTGATCAAACTCGTTCTGATGAAGAGGCAGCATTTTCAGAGAGACTTAGGTTGGCCGAACTACATGGTCAAGACACTGAGGGGATGCAACAAACTCATGATGATAAAATGACTGCAATGGAAGAGAGAAAGGATCTTGCTGTGAGGGAAATAAAGAGAAAACAATTTCTTTTAGATAAAGCTAATTCAATAGCTATGGCGTTAATTAATGGTTATCAAGCTATTACAAAGGTGTCTGGTCAGTTAGGGGTTGCTGCTATAGTTGGAGCACCTATTATGGCTGCACTGATTGCAGCTCAAGTTGGGATGATTGCAGCTCAAAAATTTGTTGGACAAAAAGGGGGTATTACTCCAGGTAATAGATCTGAAGGAACTCTTGAGAAATTTGCTAACGGAGGAATGGTTACTGGAAAATCTCATGCAGAAGGAGGTGAGAAATTCCAAGCTGGAGGTAGAGTTGTAGAGCTAGAGGGAGGAGAGGCTGTTATAAATAAAAGAAGCACTGCCTTGTTTAAAGGACAATTATCTGAAATGAACTCGTTTAAGGGGTATGGCAATAAATTTGAGCAAGGAGGGGTTACTCCAGGTACTCAGAGTTTATTAAATGCACAGACTTGGAGTGGATCTGACATTGCTGGGTTGATAGCAAATGCCATTAATTCTCAAACTGTCTTAGTGTCTGAAGGAGCTATAAGTTCCTCACAATCATCTGTTAATATGGTTGAAAATCAATCAACTGTTTTTATGTAAAAATTTAGTATATTTGTACTATGAAAGAATTAAGAAAAATTTTCTGGCAATTAATTGTAGGTAAGGGAATTTCCTTAGCCAGTAAGGAGGTTTACGAAAAAAGGACAGCAATATGTAGGAGTAATGCCTGTGGTGTTTACAAGAAACCTTTAAAATTAAAGCTAGCTGAAAATTGTGGAGAGTGCAGCTGCTTTCTTCAAGCAAAAAACAGGATAGATGAGTTTTATATTAAATGCCCAAAGGACTTATGGTAGACTATAAATGGGAGTATGTTTCTGATTACGAAAAGAAAATTGTATTTAAAAGTGTAGAGGAGTTTATTGATCCTTTATTCCAATCTAAAACAAAACAAGAAAGACTGGCTGTCCTTAAAGAGCTTTTTGAGGCTTACAATAAATACGTTACCTATAGGTATGAATTGTCTGCTATGACTTGTGGATCTTGCGTTTCAACCGTTACTAGTTTTTTTAAAACCGAATATCAAAAATGGCAAACAGAAGAGAAGTAATATCTGAGTTCTTAGAACTTGTTATTAATCAATCAACAAGAAGATGGAGTGAAGACTTTACAATGAAAGACTTGCTTTATCATTTAATTGAAAATGGTATAATTCCCCCAAAAACACTAAGAAACTATATGATGTTTAATGATTTTGACACTTTTTTAATTAAAAATCAAGGACATGTCGGTAATACTTTTGTTGATCTTTCTATTAAGCACCTTCTATCAGAGAAGCAGTGCAGAAATATAATTTACAAGCAAAAATACAAAGTATCTAAAGACTACAATATTAAGAGATAGATATATTGTTTAGATCAAAAAATTCAATACCAGCCTCATTACTCCAAACTTTCCTTGCGTAAACAGTGTGAATGTGAGAGTCTTCTTCCAGGAGTGCATCCATCAATCCCTTAAGTAAATTATCAATATCAGGCCTCTGTTGATGGTTTTTACCGTCCATTGATATTTTCTTTTTAGCACTCCAAGATTTAGGCATAGCTATATAAAAAGTGGCATATATTTCATTACCTAAATTAAACGCATTATCATGAGCCCACCTTTTAATATCATCCTTGTATTCCCAGTACCTTAAAACAATAGGTCTTTTCTTCCAAGAATCTGCCCTAGTCATTCTTGGTTTCGCTATTGCATTGGAATTATACCTTATCATTAGGTTTAGGTAGTTTGCCTAAAGCTAAATCTAATTTTTTAGCATCTACTAGTGGTTGAGTGATTATTTCTAATCGATCAGTTCCGTCATAAACTAATCCTACCATTCTATCAATACCTTTGGATTCAATTTTTTCAACCTCATCTCTCACTGCTGATGTTGTTACAAATTTACCCCCCTCTGCATTTCCATCAGCCTGCAAGTCGATCATAACTCTATATTTTGAGTTTGACTTAATGTCTTCTACAGCTGATTCTACGTTCTTTTTAGTTTTACTTTTCATTTGTTTTTATTTTATTATTAATTTCATAACTCTCCATATTCTGTAACAATTTATTTTCCTTAATTCCTAAGATCCAATTCCAAAGCCTAATCATGTGTTTCTGTGTATTTCTCTAGCTCAAATTCTAAATGAGCAATAGCTTTAGTTATACAATCTACAGGACTGTCGTGTTTGTGGTAAGCCCTCAGTATGTATGTCGTTGCTGTAGCTAGGTGATAAGGAAGATCGAAGTTATCGCAAACCTTGCGAGCTTCATATCCATTTTTACCTTTATAGTATTCTGGCACTCTTTTATCCTCATATTGACTTACAACTAAATCTAACTGCTCTTTAGATAACTTCATTTTAGGATTAATAATATCTCTCATATTCCTGTCTTTTTCGTAGTAGTGTTTACTTTTTTTTTCCATATTGTTTTGTTTTTTATATTTTTTTTAATAATTCTTTCTATAATACGCATAGCACTGACTACTAGCAACACAAACAACCCAACAGCTACAATTATTCCTTTAAATACTATCATTTTGTTATTAAGTTTAAAAGTTGATTACTAGTATAAATTCTATCTACCCCACTATAGTCGTTATAAATGCAAGTGAAATTATCATTATTCCAAGTCCATAAAGATTTGACATTATTTTTAATATGTCCTTTCAATACCCACTTAATAGTTTTGTACGTTCGTTCTTCTTCTTTCATAATTCTAATGCCCTTATTAGTGAGTGGGTCTTTACTCTGTTTATTTTAATATTAATTTAATCTTTTGCCAAAAT